TTATATACAACAGTGAGGCATTGGTTGATGTGGGTGGGGGATTAAGAACACAGTTCCAGAAACTTACAGATGTAATGAAAGAGAAACTTACACCTGCCATTACAAATTTTGGCAGGGCGATAATGGGTAAAGATGTCAAAGAACCAACAGCATTCAAAGATTCGTCGGCCAGCATGTTCACTTCACCGGATGGTGGATCCGTCATAAGCGACTTCGCGGCATCAGAGATGAATTTGGATTTCAACAAAGGTACAAACGGATTCAGGAACTTCGGATCAGGAACACCTGCCATGCTACACGGCGTGGAGGCGGTGGTTCCCAAGAACGACATAGGACAACTTGCTAATCTACTTGCAGAGACCGGCGCAACCACAACGAACACAAACACCACGGCAGGTGACACGATCACTAACAACACCACAGCCATGGACATGACGACCCTGAACGCCAACACCACGGAACTGATAGATTTGAACAAAAAGGTGGCTCAACACTTAAATACGCTTGTAACGATAGGTACTATGACAGAAAAAAATACCAAAGCAACAAATAATAGTCTTGCAAACATGGGCGGAAGTCTAGTATAATATAGTATGGCTTGGAAAAAATATTTTAAAGACGCAAACATGTCTCCCATATCAGGGGAGAAAGTACCAAACTTCGCCAAGAGGAACTACAGTTCTTACTTGCCGGACGTGTACACGGGACACCCCAACAGGATACAGAGATACTTCCAGTATGACCAAATGGATTCAGACTCTGAGATCAACGCGGCATTGGACATCCTGGCAGAATTTTCAACACAGAAGAACACAGAGAACGAGACACCTTTTGATCTTGTGTTCAAAGATGAGACCACAGAACACGAAGTGAAACTTCTCAAGAAGGCACTCCAACAATGGACAAAATCAAACAAGTTCAACAAGAGGATCTTCAGGATCTTCAGGAACGCATTGAAGTACGGAGACTGTTTCTTCGTGAGAGATCCAGAAACAATGAAATGGTTGTATGTGGACAACGCAAAAGTTGACAGGATCGTCGTGAACGAGTCTGAAGGCAAGAAACCTGAACAGTATGTGATCAGAGACATCAATCCAAACCTACAGAGGTTATCAGCAACACAGATAACACCTAACCAAACTTATGGTGGTGGCGGAACAACAGGTGGAGGTACAGCGGCATACGGACAAAGTTATGCGAACGCAGGTGCAACAAATAATATGTCTGGATTCGCAGGGGGAAACGCAGGCGGCAGATTCTACAAGACAATGAACGCCTACAACATAAACGCAGAACACGTGATCCATATGTCAATGTCAGATGGGTTAGACAACCTGTTCCCATTTGGACAATCAGTTTTAGAACAAGTGTTCAAAGTCTACAAACAGAAAGAATTATTAGAAGATGCAATCATCATCTACAGGGTACAGAGAGCACCTGAAAGAAGGGTGTTCTACATAGACGTGGGTAACATGCCTACACACTTGGCCATGCAGTTCGTTGAGAGAGTTAAAAATGAGATCAACCAAAGAAGGATTCCAAGTGCGTCAGGTGGGGCAAATTTCATAGACGCAACATACAATCCAATGTCAATAAACGAAGATTACTTCTTCCCACAGACAGCGGAAGGTAGGGGATCAAAAGTTGACACACTGCCAGGTGGTACCAACCTAGGTGAGATCGATGACTTGAGATTCTTCACCAACAAACTGTTCAGAGGACTGAGGATTCCGAGTTCTTACTTGCCAACAGGTGCTGAAGATGGACAACAACAGTACAATGATGGAAGAGTTGGCACTGCCTACATACAAGAACTGAGATTCAACAAATATTGTGCGAGATTACAGTCAATGTTGGCAGAAACTTTTGACAGTGAATTCAAACTATGGATCAAAACTAAAGGCTACAACATAGACAACGGAATGTTTGAACTAAAACTTAATCCACCACAGAACTTTGCCCAGTACAGACAGACAGAGATGGACCAAGCAAGGGTGAACACGTTCACAGCAGTTGCTGAACTGCCTTACATGAGTAAGAGATTTGCATTGAAGAGATATCTTGGATTGACTGAAGAGGAAATGGCGAGAAATGCTGACCTTTGGGCGGAAGAAAACAACGTGCCACAGAAAAAACAGACCAAATCAAATGAACTGCGTACAGGTGGCGTGACACAATCAGGAATAAGCGCAGACCTAGATCAATTCGAGGAGCCAACAGCAGATCCTGAGGCACCAGAGCCAGGATCTCCACAGCCAGGACAGCCAGGACAGACTCCGGGTGGACAGACCCCAGGTGGCACAGGCGGTGGCGGACAGGTATAAGGATTAAATACGTTTATGAAACTGAATGAATTCTTCACATACGGCGCAGATGGCTTCGAACAGGACAAAACTTACGAGCCCGAGAACGATATTTCAATTCTTGATTCAGAAGACACAAGGAAAACCAGACTAACACTCAAACAGATCAACTCTATGAGACTGGCATCAGAGGCACATGATGCTCAGCAGAAGGAAGAAGCAGTATTTGTCCAGAAGATGTACGGACAACCTGCACAAGGCGATAACTTAGAGTTATAATGTCCAACATAGCATTCGTACTAGGCAACGGTGAATCACGTAGGGGTATCGATATCAACGATCTAAAAGAACGTGGCACAGTGTTCGCCTGCAATGGTGTATACAGAACACATCAGCCTGACTGGTTGATAGCGGTTGATCCAAAAATGATGTTGGAGATCGCAGAGACAGATTATGCGGTACATAATAAAGTGTACAGCAATTTCAACGCACAATATCAAAAACAACAGAAATTACTTGATCATGTGACCTGGGCGAAGCCAAGCCTTGGATGGTCAAGCGGTCCAACTGCACTTAGACTGGCCTGTGAAAAGCAATTCAAAGAGATCTACATACTGGGTTTTGATTATCAGGGACACAATGACGGCACAAACAAAAGCAGATTCAAATTCAACAATGTGTTCAAGGACACCAGGAACTACAAAAAGAGCCAGGACGAGGCCACTTTCTATGGCAACTGGATGAATCAGACCAAGCGTGTGTTTGACGATTTCAAAGACGTCAAATTCCACCGTGTGATACCCGAAGGCTGGTTCCAACCCAAAGATCTCGACTGGAAGGACAACTGCAAACACATCACAACCGAGTCTTTCCTAGCAAAATTTGACTTGCAAATCAAAAACTAGCGAAAAGACGCCTTTTCGCACCAGTTACAGCACAGTTTTTACACCTTTACAGTAAATACAAACACTTATAAGTACAAATCGACCTAATACAAAGGAGCACGTGTAAAATGTCAAATAATAAATTTGAGAGTTTATTAGAGCTACTAATAAACGAAGAAAACGATAAAGCAGAGGCTTTATTCCACGAAATCGTAGTTGAAAAATCAAGAGACATCTACGAAAATTTAGCAGACGAAGAAGTAACTGCTGAAGCAAAAGACGAAGAAGTTAAGGAAACAGAAGCATCTACAGACGACAAAGTAGAAGAAACTACAGAAGAGAAAGTAGAAGAAACTACAGACGAAGCAAAAGATGACAAAGTTGAAGAAACTTCTGAAGAGTCTAAAGACGAGCAAGTCGACGAAGTTGTAGAATTAGAAGACGAAGCAACGGAATCAGAAACAACTGAAGAAGAATCAATCGAAGAAGTAGGCGGTGACGCAACTGACGAATTGGTTAAAGACATATCAGCAGACGAAGAAGGCGCTAAAGAAATGGATATGGACATGGATGCAGACAAAGACATGGACGGAGACATGGAAAAAGATGGCGACGCTGAAGATATGGAAGACAGAGTTGTTGACTTAGAAGATGCTTTAGATGAATTAAAAGCAGAATTCGAAGCAATGATGGGCAAAAAAGACGGTGACGACGAAGAAAAAGACGAAACTGTTGCTCGAGAAGTTGCACCAGAGTTAACTCCAGAAGTTGAAATGGAAGGCAAAATGTCTGACAAGAAAGACATGAAGAAAGAAGCGATGTACAAGGATAAAAAAGAGAAGATGAAAGAGTACAAAAATCCTGTGAAAGCGGATACTGCCGACCATTCAGACAAGTCAGCAAAATCACCAGTTAAAGACGCAGGTAGCAAAATGCCAAAAGGTGGCGACAATATTGCTAAAGGCGGAGCAGAAGAAAAAGGAAGACCGGCTCCAACTGCACAGAAAATGGCAGGTGACTTTGAGAACACAGGCGGTAAAGCAAAATCTACTTCATTCAAGAAGCAAGTTTCGGCTAACACTGCTGACGGTTCAGACAAATCAGCAAAATCACCAGTTGCTTCTAAGTAATTGTTGATTTAACGGAGGTCATCGGATGACATCACTATACCTTAGAGAGAATCTAACATTTGATCAGGCCAGGGTACAGGTTTTGCACGAGGGAAAAGACGGCAAAGATTTGTACATGAAGGGCATCTGTATTCAAGGTGGGATCAAGAACGCGAATCAAAGGATCTATCCAGTGCAAGAAATTGCGAAAGCGACAAAAACACTGAATGATCAGATCAGTTCTGGATACTCTGTGTTAGGTGAAGTGGATCACCCAGATGATTTAAAAATTAATTTGGATCGTGTATCACATATGATCACTGAAATGTGGATGGACGGTCCAAATGGATATGGTAAGATGAAGATCTTACCAACACCAATGGGTCAACTTGTCAAGACTATGTTGGAATCAGGTGTGAAACTAGGCGTTTCAAGTAGGGGTTCTGGTAACATGAACGAATACGGAAGCGGCGAAGTTTCAGACTTCGAGATCATCACAGTAGATGTTGTGGCCCAACCTTCGGCACCGGGTGCTTATCCTACGCCAATTTACGAACACCTAATGAACACCAAGGGTGGTAACATGGCAAAAGGTTTGGCGGCTGAAGTTAGAAATGATGCAAAAGCACAAAAGTTCCTGAAAGAGGCACTAACAAACATAATAAAGGACCTGAAATAAAATGATAGACGCAATATC